TTTTTTGCTAAAGCTGGAATGCGTAGAGCAGAAGCTTTAGCAAAATCATCTGTTTCTTCATCTAATCCTTATAATAATATACCTATCGGTGATTTTGCAAAAGATTCATCATTTGGTGATGTAATGTATGCAAACATCCAAGAGGATAAGGGAGGTAGATTAAGAGATTATAGGATTATGGCAGCATATTCTGAAGTATCAGATGCTTTGGATGAAATATGCGATGAAGCTATTAACCCTAGCGATGATGGATTTATTACAAAATTACAACTTAACAATATTGATCTTACAGTAGATGAAAAAGAGCTTTTAGATAAAGAGTTTGATAAATTTGTAGAATATTTTGATTTAAGAACAAAAGGCTGGCAATACTTTAGACAATTATTGGTAGAAGGTGAAGTTTTCTTTGAGTTAATTATTCATGACGGGTATGTAGATGAGGGTGTTTTAGGTGTAATTAATTTACCTGCTGAAATTATTGATCCTGTATATAACAATATACAGAACATGTTAGTGAAGGGCTTTATATATAGAAAGCCTATTTTTAGCCCGGAGCAACCAGCTAAAGTAGAGAAAGTTGAATTTATTCCAATGGATCAAAACCAGATTGTTTATATTAACTCTGGTGTGTATAACGAAACTAAAAATTTCGTTATACCTTTTCTAGAAAACGCTAGAAGACCTTACAGACAATTATCATTAATTGAAGACGCTATTGTAATATATAGATTGGTTAGAGCTCCGGAGCGGTTAGTGTTTAATGTCGATGTAGGTAATATGGCTCCGCCTAAGGCAGAAGCATATTTAAGAAGATTAATTCAAAATTATTGGTCTAGAAAAACGTTTGATGTAGATCAAAATGATGTCGTTAAAAAGTTTAATCCTCAATCAATGCTTGATGCATTTTGGTTTGCAAAAAGGCAGGGGTCAGAAGGTACACAGGTTACACAACTACCCGGTGGTAGTAACTTAGGTGAATTAGCCGACCTAATGTATTTTATAAAGAAGCTGTATAGAGCTTTAAAGGTACCTTCAGCTCGGCTTGACCCACAGGATGCAGTTGATGCAACCGGTACAACGGTTTTAAGAGAAGAGTTAAAATTTGCTAGGTTTGTTATTAGACAGCAACATCGCTTTGCCGCTGGTCTTAAGAAAGGATTCATTACAACTCTAAAACTAAAAGGAATTTTTGAAAAGCTTGACCTAAATGAAACAAATTTAGAGATTGACTTTAATGTACCTACTAATTTTTACGAATTAAGAGAAAATCAAAGGTTAGAGCTAAAATCAAACAACTTTAATAATCTAGCCGCAAGCGAGTTTGTTTCAGCAACATACGCTCAAAAGAAATACCTTGGATGGAAGGATAGAGATATACTNGCCAATAGAGAATTCTTGAGAAAAGATGCAGANCTGCAGTGGGAATTAGCACAAATTACCGCAGCCGGTCCAACTTGGAAGGAGCAAGCTGCAGCGGTTGATGTAGCAGGAGATGAAGCTGCGATCGGTGGTGAGGGAGCTGGAATTGGTGGAGGCGGCGGAGGCGGTGGTATCCCTGAATTTGGAGGAGGTCCAGCTGAAGTTGAAGGAGATGTAGAGACTGAAACCGAAGTTGATACTACAGTAGAAACAGAAGAGCCTACCTAGAAGGATTACTACTATAGAATTGAGTTCTATAATGCACAATACCAGCTGATCCAGCTTTTGCAGATACCTGATTTACATTTGTAAGACCTCTAATAGTTGTCTCATGGTTATTATGGATCTTAATTGCATGGTCAGCTCTAACCGTTCCATAATTACCACTCGTATCAACGAAGATTTCTAACGTTCCTCCAGTTGTATTATAAATTATAATCTCAGAGCATGGCTGCCCAACTTTTACCGCAACAGCCGGGGCTGTATTTGTATTAGTGCCATAGGGAGCAGGTGCATTAGGATCTTGACCGGATAACTGTACTACTGATGTTGGAACATGTCTTGAAAAAGAAAAACACTGATTTTCGTTGAAGTACGTACTTGTGTACTGTTCGTTACTTTTAGGAGGTGATGTCGCCATATATTTATTTAGTCTGAATAAATAATTTTATGGCACTTGCATGCACTATTCAACCACTTTCTGCGTTTCTATCTACCAATCTCAATAGTAAAATAGAAACATACGATAGATTAGGTGATAGAATAAAAAGAACCCTAGGGTATCCTTTAATATCTTTAGAGATACACACCGACCAACTTAGAGAAAACATACAAATAGCGGTAGAATATTTTACTAAATTTGCAGGCTTTACAAAAGAATTCTTAATATTTGATTCAGATACATATGAAAACAACAAAGGGATACGTTTAGATCTACTTTATACTTTAGCAAATACAGATTTAGATACCAATAGAAGAAAAACCGGTGGTACAAATCCTATCGGACCTGGACCGGAATTTTATGGGTCGAAAGTACCTTACACTAAAGCTTTTGGTCCAACTTTATTTGTTGCGACTTCAACGCTGAGTGGAAGTGTATTTTCTTCTTCAAGTGCTCTATCTTCAACATTTTCTTATGATTTAAGCGGTCAATCTCCAGGAATTGAACAATTTGAATTATTTGGGCATGCATTATATTCATCTATTACCTCGTTTAACTCAGGTCTATCTGCTCATTTTAAAGAAACTGTAAAAAACACTCTTACATATGAAGGATCCGCGTCCAATGCCATATTTTATCAAAATGTATTTGATTACGATATAATGGATTACCGAAAAGTGGTGGATGTAACTGATTTTGAAGAAGGTTCAACTACAGGTATTAATACATTATTTACATTAGAGCAAACTCTAGCTCAACAAACATACTTTAGTTATGCTTTAGGAAACTATGGATTTGATTTGGTATCATGGTATACTCTAAAGGAGTGGTTAGATACCAGAGAAAAGCTATTAGCGACCAGGCGCGACATAAAATTTGATCCACGTACACAGTATATGCAATTATACCCACAACCTAGTGGGGGTAAGTTCTATGGAATTGTTGCTTGTTATCTAGAGCGTGCAATTCGTGATGTTATTATGGAGCAGTGGGTCTATGAATACTCATTAGCCTTAAGCATGATGACTATCGGCCGAGTTAGNGGTAAATTCGGCANCGTGCAACTTCTAGGAGGCGGNGCGCTTAACTATGACATGTTACAAGAGGGTAGCGAACGTAAGAAAGAATTAGAAGCTCAGTTACTACAAGGTGCATCACCTGGATTCGGTGATGCTGACCCGACAATGTTCTTTGTAGGATGAAAAAGCCTAGAAAATGGCGTCAAGGTATCTTTGTACCTAATAATATTNATAAATTTATAGGAGAACGTGCTATCTATAGGTCGGGGTTGGAGTTAAAATTTTTTAGATTTTGTGATAATAANGAAAATGTATTAAANTGGGGTAGNGAAAACGTTGTAGTNCCGTATAGAAGCCCGTTAGATAATAGAATGCATAGATACTATGTAGATAATTTTATAGTTATTAAAGAAGGATCAGAAATTAANAAGTATTTGGTAGAAATTAAGCCATATAAACAAACACTTAAACCTACAACTAAGTATAAAAAGAAGCAACACATTATATATGAGCAAAAANCATACATNACCAACCAGGCTAAGTGGGAAGCAGCAAAGAAATANGGTAAAAAACGAGGGTATTCCTTTATTATTTTAACGGAAAATGAGCTTTATTATAAAAGATGATTAAATAATATTATGGCTTTAAAACTGAACCTGGTTGTCGAAAAACCTGATGTAAATGATGAGTTTGAATATATTGAAGAGGAGGTAGATAGAAACTCTCCTTCNAATCTCTATATTAAGGGACCGTATATGATGGCNGAAGGTATAAACAGAAACAACAGACTATACCCTTTAGATGAATTAAAGAGAGAAGCTAGTCGTTACATTGAAGAAATGGTGACTCCGGGACGAGCAATGGGTGAACTTAACCACCCAACAACAGCTGATGTAGATTTAGAGAGAGCTTGTCACATGGTAACTGAATTAACACAAGATGGTAACGTGTTTTATGGTAAAAGTAAGGTACTAACAACACCATGTGGTCAAATAGTTAGGTCTTTAATCAATGATGGTGTTAAAGTTGGCATGTCATCACGTGCTTTAGGCACATTAGAAGAAGGATCCGACTTTAATACAGTTACAAACATGAAATTGGTAGCTATTGATTGTGTAGCTGATCCATCATACCCCAAGGCTTTTGTAAATGGTATACTAGAATCCAAACAATGGGTAATGGTAGATGATAATAAATATGAAGAAGTGTATGATAATTTTGAGAAATCAATTAAAACGTTACCTAAAANNGACATAGATGCATTTTTGCGTAACAAAATCCTTACTTTTATTAACTCTATATAATAAATAATATTATGGCCAACANAAAAAAGAAGATTGTTAAGTTTATCGAGCATATTTCTAATAAAAATTATGCAGAGGCGCATAAATATTTAAAGAGCATTATTAACGACAAAATAACAACAAGGATTAGTAAAGCTGCAGAAAAACCACTCTTTTAATTATGAATAAAAACGTATTACCCGAACAAGCTGAAAAGATTTTATCTGAAAAATCTATTGATGACATAGAAACTGCCATTAGTGAGAAGATTGAATTGCAGGTTGAAGCAGCATTAACTAATCAAGATGAACTTTATGCTGAAAAGTTACAAGAACTTGTATCAGCTATTGATAAAGATCACTCTACCAAGCTTACAAGAGTTGTAGAAGCTATTGATCATAGCAACGCTATTAAGCTAGTTAAGGTAGTTAAGAAATATGAAAGAGAATTAGGCGCAGATGCTAGTAAATTTAAAAATACTCTCGTTGAATCTATTTCTGATTATATTGAAGAGTATATTCAAGAGAGTGTACCTACAAAGGCCATCACTGAGGCTACACAAAATCGTGGAGCGCGTGATGTTCTGAACAATTTAAGAAAAGTTTTAGCAGTCGATTCATCACTCATGAATGAATCAGTTAAAGAAGCTGTAGTAGATGGAAAACAGCAAATTAGTTCACTTACAGAGCAAGTGAATAAATTGGAGAAAGAAAATAACCTTTTAAAAGAGGCGTATCATAAAAACAAAGCAGATTTATTGCTCGAGACAAAAACTGCAGGTATATCAGATAAGAAGAAAGAGTATTTGAAAAAGATTTTAAGTGATAAGACACCTAAATTTATTGAAGAAAACTTCGAATATACCGCTAAACTCTTTGACAAAAAAGAGAATGAGCGTATTAAGGTGATTAAAGAAGAAGCATTTGTACAACGCAAAGTTAAAACAGATGCCCCACGAATAATTTCTAAGAAAGAAAAGCCAAAAGGCGCACATAACCCCTATTTAGAGGAGTTAAAACGCGTCCATAAGTAATTTTTTCCCCTGAACAACGAGGTGCTTGACACCTGAGTAACTTGGGACTAGATCCCATGAGGCAAAAATGAAAGGAAACGTCTAATATGAATAAACCGCAATCATTTATCGATAGAGATAGAGCAGATTCACTTCTTGAGAAGTGGGCACCTGTTCTTGAATACTCGTCTGATAGTGTTAAGCCCATCGAAGACGATCATACCCGCTTGAATACTGCTATTCTTCTTGAGAACCAAGAAAGATGGTGTGTTGAGGAGGGGTCCTCTGTTGGTGGAGGTTCTTTCGGAAAAGGTGCTACCATGTCGAGTATTTATAACCCGACTGACGGTACTATCAATTCCGGAGACAACTACGCAGCAGGTGACGCTCGTCTTCCTAAGGTACTTATCCCGATGATACGTCGTACGTTCCCTGAGCTCATTACTAACGAAATCGTTGGCGTGCAGCCTATGTCAGGTCCTGTTGGACTTGCATTCGCTCTCCGTTATGCTTATCAGAATGAATACCTCGGCTNTGGTGTCGATGGTTCTGATAAGAACGGCGCCCTCACCGGTCCTGGTACTCCTCCAAACACNCCTGCAGGTGCNNCTTCTGGCGCACGTACTGGTGGTGCTGGAAATGACTATACTGGTGTNGACGGTCTTAATGCAGATGAGCTTGGTTANCAACTCCTTGATACACGTTTTACCGGTGCTTCGTCATACAGCTTGTCTGGTGATGACTCTAACTGGTCATTCGCTGATCAAGATCAAGGTGTTGCACAGATCCTATCCGCTTTTGAGATTACTGGAAACATTCCTCAGGTCGAGGTTAAGTTCGAGAAGACCGCTGTTGAGGCCGGCACACGCCGCCTTGGCGCACGTTGGTCCGTCGAGCTTGAGCAAGATCTTAAGAACATGAACGGAATCGATATCGATGCTGAAATTACGAATGCTATGTCATACGAAATTCAAGCTGAGATCGACCGTGAAATGCTCATGAGAATGATTCAGTCAGCTCTTAATGCTGGAGCTAATAAAGGATTCTCCTTCTGGTCACCTGCTTCTGCAGATGGTCGTTGGTTAGTAGAGCGTAATAGAGACTTCTATCAGCGTCTTATCATCGAAGCCAATCG